TCCATCGGTCGATCGTAAACTATCATTTCACTGGCTACATTAAATGCATGAGCTAGTACTTCATCTTCGCAACCCAGATAATCTTGCATGGTTTCTTGATAGCGTAATAGTTTTATTGTTCCGTAACCTTTGCCATATCGGTAACTACGCCGACGACAATAATATTGATGTAGGTATTCATGTGTTACTACATCGGCAATATGAAATCCCATATCTTCCCAACGATGTCGATCAATATAGCATACACGTTCTCGAGTGGGATATACTAATGTGATGTGTATGCTAGGGTCGCCTTGTTCGTCATCGTAAGGACGATATTCGCCTTTGATGGTCCAGGATCCCTTTTCAACATCATCGCTACGTTCAGTTATAAAACGTAAACCTGGATCACGAAACTGCATACGAATTAAATGTGTCAAGCCCTCGGGTGTATACCGTTTACCGCGATGTCTAACCGCAATACTTCGTAAACGCTCGAGGGCTTCAAAGAACATTATATTTTAGATGATTCGCCGTAGAAATAGTGTCCGCCAATACGAGCTACATAATGTTTTTGGCGAGCCCAAATTGGATGTATTGCTGTTGCGTGAAAATATAATGCATTACTGTATTTGGCTTGCCAGTCTGCATAATTTCCTTTAAGTAGTTCTTGAGCAACACGTTGGCTTTCGGCCCAACGTTCATCGGTATCTTTGGGTTTATGTACAAACATACACTTCCATGAGAATTGACATACTGAAACATTTTCAATTACCTTGGTAGTTTGCTTATGTTGTTCAGGACGACCGAACCAGCCTGCCTGTACCATTTTAGTTGTGGTAACTTCTCGACTGCGTACTGTTTGTGTGCGTTGATCCACTACCGAGCAAACTGTCTTACCAAAGCGGCCATCACGGACGCGATTAATGGTAACCATGGCTACTGCTACTTTGCCTTCTTCTGGTTCATTACCAGCTTCGTAGTAGATATTTTTTGCAAGGCAATCAACGTCCTTGCTAGTAAGTTCGACGTCTACTATGGGACTCATAATAGCGTCAACTAAATTGTCCAAGCGGTCTTTCGCTTGTGTTGTCACAGTATTGAAAAACGTCTGTGACTGTACTTCTTCTGCATGACCGGGTGCCATTACGGTCAGGGCGATTATTGATACGATAATTTGCATTATCTTTTTCATACTTCGTCCTCCTTTAGAGTTGTACGCTTGCCAAAAAACAGAAAGCGTTAGATATTTAACTACCAATATCTATAGTTATAATACTATATAAGTCTGATAAAGTCAAGGTAAGTAGCGTTTCTTGGAAAAATCTGCCGTTATAACCCTACTTATTCTGAGATAAGTACGTACTTATTGGGATATTTTGAGCCTTGGCTTGTGCTAAAGCCAATAATGGATTTGGATCATTTCCAAGCGTTACGCCAGCGGATCCTAGAATTGGTACGTTATTATGCTCAGTTACTGCTGCTCGAATAATGTCGCCATATGCATCATTTGAAATTAAATTTGTAATAACAACGTCAGAGCCTAAGCCACTAGAATCTGTTCCAGCATAACTTGGAACTTGTTGACCAAAACCTAATAATAATCTACTTTGCCCAGCGCCAAATACTGCGCCAGCTTTAGTCAAGCAGGCCACTTCAGTAGTTAAACTGTTTACCATTGTGAGATAAGCAGTCTGACACGATGAAGTTATTGAGTTGACAGGGATAGCATTTAACGCTGAATTAACCTGTGCAACGTGAGATGAAATTGAATCTGTTGTTGGATTTAAGTTTGCATCCTGATCAGCATAGTATTGTACAATAGATTGATTCAACGAAGTTAAAGCACTATTCAATTGAGTAGTATCAATTTTATTGTATGAAGAATTTAATGTATCAAATCCATCATTGTATGGTATACCTGCTACAGCACCAAAGTAATCTCTCATAACGGGATTATTAAAAGGACCAGAGCCTGTACCTGTAGTAGCATTTAATGTACTGATTGTTGCCGATGATAAGACCGGGGCTGACGCCATTGATGCGTTTGATGTAATACCCGAATATTTTAATTCAGGTACCTGAACTTTAGTTAAAAATGTGCTTAGTGCTGACCATGATGTAAATGTTCCTTGTCCAACACGACTAATTAGATATGTGGTAAAATCACTGAATGAATTGATACCCATTGCACTTAGTTTTCCAAATACACCAGGATCAACTACCTTGGTAAAATCTAATAGATCGGCTAGATTTTTTACTCGACTGTTAGTTACGAATCCAGTTGCTGAAATAATTGATTGTAAATTTGCACCAGTGATATTGGCATAGATAGATAGAACTACATCTGGACTGTTACCAGTTACTGTAGTGGTAGTAGTAACATTTGATAAAATGGGTAAATCGACTTGTCCAACAAAACTAGTAGTAGATATTGTATTTGCTGTCTGTGTAGTAGTAGATGTACTTGACGGTACTCGGGTAATGTCCGACGTATCTAATCCTGTTGCTGCTAGTTGGGATTCTAAGTTGCCATAGTTACCTAAACTTTGATTCAATAAATTCTGACCAAATACATATGGATCATTGATTAAATTTATTTTTGTAATGTCATACATTGTTCCCCAACCAGAAACAGTTTCTCCTAAGAGCCCGGCGTTTGTACCAATGCCACCAGTGACCAAATCGCTTACACCGTTATAACCTAGACCACTTTGTCCGTAGGTTTTATTTTGTAATATGTTTATACTAGACACAGTATCAAATACTGAACTGGCATAACCCTGTGCTGTTAAGAATACATTAGCAAATCCAGCCATGCCATTGGCAAAAGGTAAATTTGCCTGTGTTAAAATATCTTTACTAAAACTTGCGGTGCTTACCACTGGATTATTATTATAACCAACAATGTCATAAACAACGTTACCGTCAACGGTATGCGGATTACCATATATAGGAGTAATAATAACTCCATAGTAGGTAACACTACTACTGGTAACTGGGGTTACATTTGATGGATAAAAATCTATTAACCATTGACCATGAGTTGCAGTATTTCCAATGGCACCTAATATAGGTAATACAGTTGGATCATTGTTTGCTGTGGTAAAAACTTCATTGACCAGCTGAATAGTTTTAGTTGATTGAAATGTTGAAATGCTGGAAATTATATTAGCATTAGCTGATAGTCCATGGCCGTTGATAATTGTTGCCGTGGCATTTAATTGTGTTGCTGAAGCCATTAGACACCGACCTTAACCGTGGTAGCTCCAACTAACTGCATAAAATGTAAACCACATGAACATTTACTACCAATGTGTGCCATTGGGCGACCATTTACTAATACTCTAGTTGAGCCGCTGATAATAACTGAATGAGCACAGGGAGGATTAAATCCTGGTGCTCTTGGATTGTATGGATTACCATGACTACTAACAGGTGCACCAATGGTCAAGACGGGACGGCCTTCTATTAAAACTGTTGGAGTTGTAGAAGTTCCAAATCCCGGAGGACCAAATTTTGGATCTGTGATATCACCTTGTAGTACTGGTGGAAATGCCATATTAAGTAATTATTCCGCTTTTAGCTGGCTGAATACCTGTGGTAGTACGGATATAGTGATTTTCAATATCTGTAATTACCGGGCTATGCATAATTACATGGCTTTTATTCAGCGTTACATTATTATTTATATCCGCGGAAATTAGGCTTTGCATGAGTCCAATTCCCTGCTGGCTAGGTACTACAGTACAAGGTTTACTAACAACATAGCTGTCTGCTGTTTCTTCTACAATTTTAGCGATAACTTCTTCGCCTACTAATTTGAAACACACAATATCTCCCGCAGAGTATCCTTTATTGATTAACATGTTTTATCCTTGTAAATGTTTTCTTAATTCTGTAAACCCGCCAATATACTCTTCATCTAAGAATATCTGTGGCAATGTACGTGCTGTTGGTACTGCTTCTAGTAATTGCTCTTTAGTCCAGTCTTTGCTTACATTGCGCTCTTCGTATTCAATACCTTTTGCGTTAAGTAATTTTTTTGCCTGATCGCAAAATGGACAGGCGTCCTTGCTCCATACTACTGCTTTCATATTATTTTCCTTCTATTAACTTATATAATTCTTCTGCTATTACATTGTGTGCTTTAACGGTTGGATGCGCCGTAGCTCGATCTAACCAGCCCAATGCTTGTAATTCTTTAACTGCTCTAGAGTTAAACTGCGTTTCTGTGGACCTTGACAAGTTTAGCCAAGGTACACTACCTAAATTAGGACGAACACCGGCTTTCTTGCACAGCACAGTTAGCATATCGTCTTGATCAGTGTAACTTTGAAAAGCGTTAAAGAATAAATGTTTAATTCCCAAACTTGTTAAGTAGCTACTTAGTAGAACTCGTTGCTGTTCTAATTTTGCTATTTCATTTTCACGGTTCCAGTGATGTTTGAAGTAATATTTAACTTCTTTGTCTAGGTCGGTGTTAAATGTTCTTCCAACCATACAAGATTCAATCTTACCGGTTGTAGCACTATACATGCGCCAGCGATAAATGCTGGTTATACCCCAAAGTACAAATATTTCAGAATTGGTATTTTGGTTTACAAAATTGTATATTCGATTGATTTGTTCTTCATTGTTAGATCCATGCTCGGCAACAATAACCAAATCATCTAGGCCAAGTTGGCGTTGTAGTTGCCCGGCAAAACTGTGTTGACGAACAAATTTTGGATCTTCAACATGATCGTAGTCAAACGTTTCTGCGGTAGGGTCTGAGTCAATGGCACGTGCAGCTACCCAACTACAGCCGGCCGCAAGTAAAATTGTTGACATATCAGATCGATGGCAACTCGTTATAGTTAATAGCGTCACTCATAACGCCAATGACGTAACTTGTTGATTCAGACTCTTGTAACGCTGTTTGCTTTTTACTAGTGTCTGTATGTTTATTAAACCATGGAATAGGTGTTGTCTTAGGCGCTGATGCTTGATACTTAATACCAATATCTTTTAATGCAGAAACAGCGGTATAGTCAACAAAATCTTTAAGAATCTGTGCATTTAGACCAATCACAGGACCCTTCTTGAATAGATAATCGGCCCATTCTTTTTCTTCACGTATAACATCCATATACAGTTGATAAACTTCATCTTCGCACTCGCCTTTGATAGAGGCAAATCGTGTGTCCTCTTTGATCACTTGATTAATCAAGTAAGCTGTCCAACCTTTGTGTAGTAGTTCATCTTGTAGGATTAGGCTAATAATATTACCATTGCCCATAAAGATACGATTCTCAACCATTGCTAAACTTGTAGCAAATGATACCATAAAGCGGAATGCTTCTAATGCGTAACTAGCATGTAGTGCCATCCAAATTGCACGGATGTGATCACGTTCTGCAATTTCCTCACCTAACTCTTTACGCATATTAATACGATGTAGAGCATCATAGTAATTGCCCACGGTTGATGCCATTGAAACAATTTCTTCAGTGTCGTGAATTGTGTTGAAAACTTCTTTAGGTACATTATAGATATTGCGAATAATGTGACTATAACTCTTACTATGAATATTAGTTTCAAAGAATGCCCAATTATAAACCAAGGCTTCTAATTCTGGCAAGCTGATAACAGGTGTAAAAATTTGACTAGGGCCACGACCTTGAAGACTATCTAGTGCTGTTTGACGTAGTAGGTTACTAGTAAAAATATGCTTGACTGCATCACTCGCATCTTTAAAGTCGTTACTATCTTTAGTTAAACTAATCTCTTCTGGTTGCCAAAAGAAGCCACGTGCTGTCGCTTCAAAGTCTGCAATCTTTTTATACTTAACTTCTTCAAAACGTTGAATAGTTACAGGACCTGCTGGGTCCAAAAACATCTTACGTCCTAGGTAGTCGGTTTTAGTGTTTAGGTTATATTGTGCTTTACTCATAGTTTACAACTTTCGCAATCTTCTTGGTCATCCCAGTTAATTTCTTCTAGCATAGCTGGAGCTTCTTCTGCATCTGCTTTAGCACCTTGCTTGTTAATTAGACTATAGTAAAAAGTCTTTAATCCCCAAATTTGTGCTTGCATCAAATTCTTTGCAATTAATGTAGTTGGCACTTTACGATCGGCATAGTGTGCTGGATTGTAGAAA